AAAACTCAAACATTCAGAGGAACAGTAAGAGAATATTTGGAGGAAATTAAATTCAAAAATGAATAAAGACATCCAGCCGATATACATTCTGCCTGAAAGTACGACAAGAAATACCGGAAGGTCTGCTCAAAGAAATAATATTGCGGCAGCAAAATTAGTTGCTGAAACAGTAAGAACAACTCTTGGTCCAAAAGGAATGGATAAAATGCTTGTTGATGCATTAGGCGATGCAATAGTTACAAATGACGGAGCAACGATTTTAAGTGAAATGCAAATTGAACATCCTGCTGCAAGAATGCTTGCTGAAGTAGCAAAAACACAGGAAGAAGTTATCGGAGACGGAACAACAACTGCTGCAGTTCTTGCAGGAGAATTATTGAAGCAGGCTGAATTTCTTTTAGACAAAAATATTCATCCGACAATTATTGTGAAAGGGTACAGAATTGCCCAGGAAAAAGCTCAGACAATTCTTAAAAATATTTCAGAACCGATAAATGAAAGAAATTAAGGGACAACCCATGATAAATCACGGATTCCAAGTTCCAATCATAAAGGAATCGGACTTTTTTCTTGGAGAGGGTAATCTGCCGAGGATTGTGCTCCAAGAAAACGGCAATTGGAAAGACAGCTTACCGGAAGCAGAAAAACAACTACGGGGCATAATTGACAGTATCAACTGCACGGCTTTTGCGACTACGGAACAGATAGAGGCATACGAGCGCAAAGCGTTTGGCGAACAGAACAATTACAGCGATAGGTTCGTTGCTCTTATTTCGAGTACAACTCCTCAAGGAAATGACCCAGCAAAAGTTTATGACGCTATACGAGACTACGGACTTGTCCCCGAAGAAATGTGTCCGTGGTCTCCCGATATTCAAACCGTTGAAGAATATCTTTCGTGGAAAGGCGTAGACAAAGATGCCTGTATCGCAGAGGGGAAGAAATGGAAAGAGCGCAAGGACTTTATGCACAACTGGGTGTATCGAGCGACTGCTCCATTAAACGAAAAAATTAACAATATGATAGTGGCTTTGCGGTACAGCCCTCTTTGTTTTGATGTATCGGCTTGGGAACAAAACTCCGAGGGCAAATACATTCGTTTCGGTATGTCGGGACATTGGACTATGGGGTATAATATAGGGGACTTTATTGATGTTCGTGATAGTTATCCTCCTCACGAAAAACAGCTCGTAAGAGATTTCAATTTCTTCTATTGCAAGCGAATTAGTATCACCAAGAAAACCCCCCTCACCTACCCTCAAAAAAAAAGTATTTGGCAGATTATTATTTCTTTTTTATGGAAAGAGCCAGAAGAGATAAAACGGCTTGAACCCGACTTGAATCCTGATTTCGTGTCTCCGAAGACGAGACCTACCGAAACAAAACCGAAAGTTGAAGAACCTAAGTTAAAATGGGAGTTTCCTTCTGACGCGCGAAAGTCAGTAAGAATACTTTGCGATGAACTAGGGCTTACGGTGGCTGAAAAGAACCTTATCGCCGCAGTCATTACCGCAGAAAGTGGGATGAAAATTAAGGCAACCAACAAAAACAATAATGGCTCTACTGACTACTCGCTTTGTCAATTCAATGACGGGCCGCCTAATGTACCCTCAAACAAGAAATGGTGGATTGGACAAGGAAAAGCATTTTCTACACCGCAAGATGTATTTGATAATCCTGAAAGACAGGTTAAAATTATGATACAACAATATAGAGCAGGGAGGCTTAATAATTGGTATGCTTATACGAATGGAAGCTATAAAAGATATTTATGAATCGCCTTTGGTATTACACGCTCGCCTTTCTCTACTACATCTTCGGAAATGAGGAGTATTTGAAACTTGGAGGGGTTTCTCGCTCAAATCTGTGGCCTAAAGTCCGTAGGGAACACTTAAAGAATCACCCTCACTGTTCCGTTTGTGGTAAAATAGAGAGTGTTGTTCCTCATCACATAAAGCCGTTCGCGCAGTTTCCTGAACTGGAATTGGACTCTTCGAACCTTGTTTCGCTTTGCGAATCGGCTGGAATGAATTGTCACATAACTTTTGGACATCTGGGAAACTTTAGATTCTTTAACCCCCATGTTTTGGTCGATATAGAAATATGGAGGAGGAAAATAATCGAGAGGTCTAGCATTATCAACTAACTTAAATCATTATGAATCCACTCATTCAAGCTCGCATCAAAGCGTTCAGCGTCCAACTCGGCAGTTTCGTATTAGTCGCCGTTGTCGGCGTGTTTCTCTCGCCCGATTTCAAAGCTCTTGTTATGGAGCATTTCGGAAACAGCGCGACCACTTCTTTAGCGATTCTTATCATCACAGGAATTGCGAGCCATGTCGTTAATCTGAAGGCATTGAAGAAACTGGGGGCGCGGGCAGAGGAAGGCGTTATACTTATATGAGAAAGCCAATTTCCTTCATTATCGCGGTTCTTATCATTCTCGGTATCTTTTGGTATGCTTGGAGCAAGACACGGGAAGAACCTACTGTGATATCAGATATCAAGAAACCGAAAATAGAGACTCCTATAAAACAGTTTCCCTGCGAACCTGATTGCAAGGGTTGAACACCGCACTCCATTTCCGATATAGTGGCGAATCGACCCGCCACGCTTCTTACTGAAATAATCGGAAATGGAATGGAGTGTTTTTGAAAGTTAAAGAGGGGGTGTTGTGGAACAGAGGTATTGGGCGTACTCCGCCAACACAACGGCACAAAATAAAATAAAAGAAGCCGAGTAATGCAACTCTCTCTTGCCGAGTATGTAACATGCTCCCCCTCTTTAACTCTCGAAAAAGTGATTAGGTCTTTGACAATATGAACCTTGGAAGTTGCGACAACTGCGGCAAACTTATGGAAATCGCAGATTGTATCCAGTACGAAGATGGGTGCTTCTTTTGCTCAATTTCTTGCGCAAAAGCATACATTCCCGGCCGGAATATGAAAGGATATGTTCCGGGTTATGAAACGCCAAAACCTAAAGAACCGTCTTATGGTAACTGAATTGCAGACCAACACGGTAAAATGCTTCACTTGCGAAGCGCATTTCCCACTCGCGTGGGTTCATCGCAAGCAATACGGCGCGTGCAGGAATGATTACGCCTTCTTCTGCTCGGAGAAGTGCGCGGATGTATTCCGACTCAAAAACACCTACGAATATGAAGTACGAAAAACACCCTAACAGGCCTGTCATCAGACAGTCCAAGATACTTCCACTACGAGTGCTGTACAAAGCGCCGAGGAGATTCAAAACGCTTCTGCGGCTGCTTGCCTTAAATGAGGCGGACAGGATGCTTCATCGCGACTAGCAGAGGGCGAGGGTTTAATTACTCTCGCTCTTTTTTATTCATTGTCAAAAATCCATCCCCATAATTTATTCGCAATTTTGAATGGAGCCTTGATTACTTCTACAATTATTTCTTCAACATCTTCAATATATTTTTCAGGTTCTTTCTTCATATAAGTTTCTTCCACTCATTACCTATTACGATTTTAGGCAGTTCGTGTTTGCGCTTAAAAGCCGCCCATTCGGTACGGGTCATATTGCGTTTCGCTTTGAATCTATCGCCTTTCCTTTTATACCACGCTTGTGTGTGTTTGGTGATTGGCATAAAAAGTATTTTAGCGGAATCCACGGTCGGCATTCTTGAACCAACTTTTTGCCCACTTTTCAGTATAATAACTACCTAAAGAAACTATCCTAACCATGCTATCTTCCAGTGCTTTCCCTGGTTTTGGTCTTACACTCACATAATTCAAAATATACATTCTGTTGAAGTGATTTTTATGGAAACTACGCTTGAACTTTGCATCATCAGCCATAATACATTTTATCAGTTCGTATCCTTTATCTTCCCAGAACTTTCTCCATTTTTTAATTTCTGTTAAAGTTAATTTTTTCATAATTATCTACTAAAAGAATAATCTCGTATAAAGTCCTAATAAAAACCCCAACACAATCCCAATTATTAAACGACTTCTACCAACATATCGTAAGTCTGGTGTCCAATTTTCTTTTTTGGTTAAGTCTTTCATATTCGTATTTCCGCCTTTTTCTAATAAGATTTAGTAGTTTCTTTTCCTCTTTCATATTATGCTTCGTGTTTCCCTTCCACTCCACGTGCTATTCTGTCTACCGTCCGCATTGCAAGTGCGTGAAGCGCCCTTTTGAGATGTCCGATTGCTTCCACATTTTCCTCACACTCAAACCGAGAATTAAGGTCTGCAAGCCGTGAGATAGCGCAACTGATTACTTCCTCCAAGGTCGTACCATTCTCATACGAACCATCGGGGTTCAGCTGGTAAAAAGTAATCTTCTGAAACTTCTGTGTTCCTTCTTTGTCGTCTGACGATGAATAGTCTCTCTTGAATTGCAAAAGAGCGTATTCGTTTTTTTCTTCTGGCATAGTTGTGTCCATAGTTGTATCCATGTTATTTTTACTAACTAATAATACTCCTCTCTCCTCCTCCTTAGTGATAATGGATATGGCTTTGGAGAGAGCGGAGTTGTAGCTAGAATAGTCTTTTATATTCGCTACTTGAATACTCCACGGGTCAATTTTTCCTGAAATACTTATCTTCATCCCCTCCAAACTCTTTACGATTTCTTGGCGTTGCGAGAGGAGGAGAGAATGGATGAAGGATTTGAGTTTTCCTATCTTTATATCCCTACTATACTTGTCGTGTATTTCCACGAACTCGTCTAGTTTTTTCTCCCACTCCGTTTGTTTTGATAGGGGGTTCATGGTTAGAGTTTCGTTACCTCTCCTTTTTCTATCGCTTCAAGAGGGTTATTTCGTAAGATTGCATCTACACGTCTCACACGAATGAGAATGTCGCCCGTCTGTGGTTCGTCTCGAAGCGCAATCTCGTAAACACCTAATGCAGTCATCTTCCATGCGAACTCTCGCTTTGCTTGTTCTACGCCGCGACCTTCTGCCCGAAGCATCTCCAATTCATTCTTCCATGCAAAGAACGGGCGACCATCTGGCATTATTGTTTCGTCATTTATTTCTGACTTTTCCATACCTCTACAAGTGATTAGCTTTTAATTCCTCCAACCTCTGCATAATCTTACGCCGCCATTCTCCGCCGCCTGAACAATTTTTGTTTTGCTTCCTTTTCCATAGTTAGAACTTACTGATAATACCGTTCATTTCCCGCCATGTACCCCCGTTTTAGCGCCACACTCGGCTGAATCCCTACATTTCTCACAAGATGTTCGCTGTGAGCGTATGAAAATCTAAAACTGCGGGGGGTACATGGCGGGAAGCGATAAAAGGCTTGAAGCAGAAAGATTCCGGCCTTACGCTATGTCAGATGGATTAGGGTTTGCATAATTATCTGTAGTTAATAGGAATCTGCGTTAGCTCTATCTCTACCCCCGGAACCAGCATCCCCGCCTTCAATGCCTCTAGCAACGCCTTCTCGTCCAGCACCCAATACTCATCGGGGATAAGGGAAGCGTCTGTAACCTTGAGTACCTTCTGTTCTCTGAATTTGACTGTCCCGTTGTCAGTTGAAACAGTTGCCTCAATTTTCTCCAACTCATCAATTTTTCTAACCGCAGTCTCTAACTTCAAGTTACCCTTTCCCTCCTTCACCCGTGCCGCAATCTTCGCCTCCTCCTCCCGTTGCTTCCGTAACATCTCGGTCTGGTAGCGTCCTTGCTCTGTTCGTAAGGCATCAATTGCAGTTGTAAGTATATCTTCTATAGGCCGGTAACGCCCTCGAATTTCTTTAAGAGTAGCGTTGAGAGGACGAGTTAAGAGTTCTTTATTTTCGGTAATACCGTCAAGGTACTTGTTGCACTTGGACAGAAGCTCGGCACTCTGCTTCATATCCTCCGCACTCTCTATGACGAGCTTCCGTGCTTGTAACACTAATGGCGATACCTCTTGCTCTACGATTGTCAGGTCTTGGGACATGTTATTTATTTACGATTAAGTTTAAGATTCTTTATAGGTCGACCCCCTTTTTTGCCATTCATACGAGAAGATTTCGCTTTCTTTTTGGTCTTTATTAAGCCAAGAGCCTCTGCATGGATGTTTTTCATAGTTGCCTAATAATAAACCTAGCGTTAGGTTTTGTAAATACCCAATATCAGAAATCTGGGGATAACTTTTTTTGACTAAAATCATGCCTATTAAAATGACATTTATGGCATAAAGTAATAAGTCCGTCCATATCAGAAATTTTATCATAACTTCTTGATTTCTTGCCACATAATCCATTTAAATGATGAATATCAAACAGTCTTTTTCCAAGATTCCTAGCTTCTACCGGTAGTAACTTCTTAAAACAAGATTGGCATTTGAATTTATCTCTTATGCGAACAAGCATCCGTGTCCTTTCTCTTCCACTTATTTTTGATGCTTCCAATCCACAGGATTCAAAAACATGTTTATCAAAGTAAAATCCGCGACATTTAGGAGTTCCTTTTCTTATTCTCTCTCCCACAGCTTGTTTTGAAATAGAAAAAATCTTTGCAATCTTTATTAAAGTAAATCCTTTCTTTCTCAAAGAAATAAATTTCTTGTATCTTTTTTGTGATTGAACAAAATTCATCTATAAAACATACCATATTCAGCAACTTGTCACAATGTATGTTTATGTTTTCACAACCTCCACGGCTATCTCGCAAGCCCTAGAACAAAGTAGCGACTTCCTACGGCTTCGTTTCTTCTCCTCAACAAAATCGTCTATATCTATAATCACCCAGCATTTAGAATACTTGATGACCACATAGGCGTATGCTTGCCTGAAATATACGAGGTCGCATGGCTTTACTCCACGGCTGTCGTCTCCGACTTTGTACAGTAACCCTTGCTCACTTTTAGCGGCAAGAAGCGCATTGACTTGATGTTCCTTCACGGTACTGAATGGCAACGACCTTTCGGTCTGCTTCAACTCAAAGCACGCGCTGTCCATAGGATTTGCTTTTAACCAATGCCGAAACAGGAGAGTAAACTTTGCTTCTCTTTTTATCATAAATTTAGATAAATACGTTCTGAAAAATCTTTCTTATTTTCTAATGCTTTATGCACCGCTTCATCAATCCCCCCTTTCGTTATGAGATTGATAAAGAGATTCTTCTTCAAAGAATTAGCCCTGTGTATTCTTCCAAGCGACTGAATATAATCCACGATTGAATACGTCCGTGATGCAAAGACCATGACCGCGCAATTGGGTAACTCCCACCCCGCGCTTATCTGCGCCGAGACAAGAAAGACATACTCCTCTGTCTTATTAGCTACTTCAAGGACACCGCCCCTGTTCTTTACCTCTCCCGTCATCACAAAGACTTTTCGACCACACTTTTCAAGCCTCTTTCTTATTTCTTCAATTTGTAACAGATACCGACAGAAAATTACCATACGGGGAAATTCAAAGGAGAAATCCACAATTTTCTCAATCTTTTCATTATCAAAGACTTCCGATTTATTAAACTCATCTCCATTCAAAAGACCGTTCTCTACTTGCAGTTCTTTTCCTAAAAGCACCAGCGGGTCGGGATACTCTAAAGGGAGCTTTTTAAGCCGTTCTTTTTGTTTTGGCTTCAAAATAACATACACATCCCTAAATGTCTGCTCGGGTACATCAAAGAAGTCTTCAAGCCTCCCGACATACCCTAACGAGCGCACGACTTTTGCAAGTCTGTCTTTGGTCTCGTTGTCATTCTTCGCCATCCACACTTCTCTTCCCGGCATCGGCAACTGAAAATAAAATGCTTGTCGCCACTCATAGAAGTTATGTGTCTTTCCTAAGAGCTTTGCGATACCCCACACACACATAGGCGAGCGTGTCGGCGTGGCTGTAAGGCCGTAAAACCGCGTAGGAGTGGTGCGTTGCAAGTAGGTATCCAATGCTTCAAAAAGCTGACTTGCTTTAGGAATCGCCACTCTCTTGCGCCAGCGAAGAGCAGGAGTAACGCCACACATCATGTGTAATTCATCTACAATAACAGTATCAAAAGTGGGGAGTGTATGTGCGACTGATTTGAACTTCTCTTTTGAGATAGTTGTAAGGTTGATGGACAACCCTAGTTTCACAACTTCTCGTTCCCAATTTTTATCAAGAAATTGCGTCTTAGGCATAATCACAAACGTTTTGCCTTTGGCTAACAAAAGTGCGATACGGGTCTTACCACCTCCGGTACCTAGAGCGAGGAGTGTCTTTGATGGGCTGTCCTTTAGAATGTCCTTTTGATGCTTATAGAGTGTCGTCATTGTATTTCGCGAATAACTCCACAATCACATCATACGCCTTCCACACGCGCTTCACGGCATAGAGGACATCAGTCATGGTGTGTTGAACCTTAAAGGAAACCGGCTCTCCGCATATCTCCACAAGGTCGCCTACCTTCTTGGTCGGTATCCAAATAAGTTCCTGCGGGGGAATGAACTTTGTTTTGGTGTAATGGAGCGCGGCGTAGAGCTTCAACTGTTCGTGCTTCTGCACGCGGTCGCGCGTCCACGGATGAACGCCGGTTTTATATTCTCCTTGCACGATATTCTTTCCTACACCCGATTCGCCGTCTAGGTAGCCGATGACCTTTACCTTGTCTTTGCCTCGCGTAAAGATTGCCTCTAATCCGACATCGTTTCGCTCAAACCGCTTCACCTTTTCAAGCAGCTTCAAAAACTCTTTAGGACACTTCACTCGTCCCTCTAGTATATCCGTTACCACTTTACCGAACGCCTGTTGGGGCGATACCTCGTCCTGTATTTTATAGATGTAGCGGTTAATATACTGCGCGGGATAATTCAAGGCACACTCTATCTGACTATTTGAAAGATATTCTTTGGGTAATTTTCCACTCATAAGAGAACGCACGCTTCGCCGTGCGCTCAATATGGTTAGAACTCTTTTTCTGCTTCAAGAGAAGCAAGAAACTCCGTGTCCATTTCAGGAGTGCCGTCCGCGCCTTTCGGTGCGAACACCTTGATAAGTTTCGTGGCGTTGTAGCCCTTGGTCTTGGATTCAATCTCCTCAATAAACTTGAGGCCTACCTTTTGACCAATCTTAATTTGGCGCATCCGTGCATCGATTGTCTTCCTACCTCCAACCGACCAGACCGAACCTTCGTCAAAGATAATCGGTTCCTCCACAACCTTCTTCTTCGCATCAATATCGTGGTACTCGCCTTCGTCCACCTTAATCTCGTAAATCCACTGGAGTTCGCCCTTCTTATCGGGAAGGGTAGAGGGTACTTGGCGGGTAGAGGTAAGCGTTCCCAAAATGAAATCGCCTTCCTTTCCCCATTTGATAAAACTACTCGCTACTTCGTTTGACGCATCAAACGCGTCTGCTTTTGCTTTTGCCATATGCTGTATGCTATTGCTAATAATTCTTGCTTCATGCGAAGTTTGATGCAAGCCTCCCCTCTCCTTAAAGAAGAAGAGGGGCTTGTTTCATACAATTTTCACCCACTTTACCCGCCAATCACTTGGCTTTTTCTCAATAATACGAGCAACCGTAGAACGGTTCAGCCCGAAGATTCGCCCTATCTGAGAATCGGTGTAGTCCTGCGCCGACAAAGCCCAGATAAGCTCATTTCGCTTTTCTCGAAGGTGATTCTCTAGGTTATCCACTTTTTCGTTTGCTTGCTGTTGCATGATACTATATTATCATAGCAACAAATTGACGCAAGTAAGACTTATGCACACCCTCTCCAAAAACTTTCCTCGGCTCACTAAAGAACAAGAGGACGCATACCTAGAGGACAAGACCTTCGCGCTCCTCAATGGCTACTCCGAATGGGAAAAGTCCATACCCTCGTACACGCTTTTTCAGGCATTAGAGATATTTCCCGAAGCGAAGCCGATAGTAAAGCGGGAGCTACGAGAGGAGTTGCGGGAAGTGAAGAAACGAATGGCCGACATAGAAACATTTTATACCGAGCAGAAAGAAAAGATACAGAATACCGAGAAGTCGTACCATTCCGCGATTATGATTATAGAAACGATTACGGAATACTGCGAACGGGAACGCGCTGACCTTATAGACAAAGAGAAACGCATCCGCTTCAACCTTGCAAGGCTTGATGGGAAAGTGCCGAGAGGGGAGATAGGCGCGGAGGAGATTACCCGGGCGAAGGAGTACCCCATTTCGGAACTCATAGAGTTTAGGTACGGCATGGCGAAGTGCTTGTGGCATAACGAAAAAACGGCTTCCATGCACTATTACAAAAAAGAGAACCGAGTACATTGTTTTTCCTGCAATAAGGGCTGGGATAGCGTGGATGTGGTGATGAGGCAATCGGGGATTTCGTTTGTGGAGGCGGTTTTGAGATTGAATAAAAAATAATATGCCACAAGGAATTTTTCCAAAAGGAAATAAGGGGGCGTTCAAAAAAGGTTTCATTCCTTGGAATAAAGGTATTCCCGTACCTGAAGAACAGAAAAAACGACAAGCTAAAAGTATGACTGGAAAACTGGCGAAAGAAAAACATCCTATGTGGGGTAAACATCATTCGGAAGAAACCCGAAGAAAAGTAAGCATCGCAAAAAAGGGGGTAAAACTTTCACTAGAAACTCGCGCAAAAATGAGTAAGTCAAGAATGGGAAATACATACTGCGTAGGGAGGAAACTTTCTTCCGAACATATAAGAAAAATGCTTGAATCAAGAAAGGGCTACAGACACTCTGCCGAGACAAGAAGAAAATTGAGCATAACAAAGTCAAGAGGACTGACTGCGGTTTCTACTCTTATCCGTCATTCATTTGAATACCGACAGTGGGTATCGGATGTTTTTCAGCGCGATGATTACACTTGTCAAAAGTGCCGTGAGCGTGGAGGAAGATTGAACGCCCACCACCTAAAATCTTTCTCGCTTATTCTACGAGAGAACAATGTAAAGACATTTCTGGAATCTTTACAATGTGCTGAACTCTGGAATATCAACAATGGACAGACACTTTGTATACGATGTCATAAAGAAACTGATACCTACCTAAACAAAACAAAAAAATGACTTCTCTCAAAAATATCAAAGACGAATTTGGGAAATATCTTCAAATCAAGGACAAAAATGTTTTGGATTTAATTCTTGCTATAGTTATAGGAAATACTTTAATTGATTCCGGAAGTCTTTGGCTGTTTTTAATTGGTGCCTCATCTTCAGGTAAAACGTCTTTAACTGACCCTCTGTTAGCAATTCCTTCTACTTACTTTTGCGACGATGTATCCCCGAAAACTTTTTTGAGTGGTTTTCGTATGGGCGGGAAGTTTCAGTCTCTCCTCGACATCCTCAACAAAAAGACCGTAGTGTTCTCCGACTTCTCCACCATTCTTTCCAAGAACCAAGAAGCACGGGGCGAGATATTGGCGCAGTTCCGGCGCATCTATGACGGCAAGATGGACAAGGCTACCGGCACGGGACAGCAGAAGTGGTCGGGAAAGATTGGCGTTATCGCGGCGGCCACGCCAGACCTGTACAATCATTTGGAAGTAGGACGAAGCGCAGGGGAACGATTTATGTACTACTGTATGTCCTCCTCTTCCGACAAGGAAATGCTCTTGAAGCAACGGGGAAGCAGTGTCTCGCCTTCTGCAATCACGGAGGCGATGAAGCCTTTGTATTACGAGTACGTCCACGAAGTGAAAGATTTTGTTTCGCGCAACGGGATGCCCGAGTTTACGCTCACTCCCGAACAGTATGACCGCGTGGAGAATGCCGCGATTTTTTGCGTCAAGAGCAAAGCAACGATACGAGTAGATTTTAAAACGGGAACCGTGGCCGGTATGCCCGTGCGTGCGTCCGCGGGACGCGATAATAGGGCATTTGGTACTCTGCTACGGGCGCTACAGATTATGGATAGTTACGAACAAAAGACTATTCACACGACTGTTTCTGACGAGCGTATCGCGCTTGTGGAGAGGTGCGCGTATTCGGCCATAAGCACCGAGAGGCGCAAGATTTTAGAAGTCCTTGCCGACAATGGCGGCGAGATGACCTCTTCCGCTATCGGCGCTACGCATGGCGTAGGGCTTCCGAAAGACGCGGTGGATAAGTTCATCGCGCCTTTACATGCCGTAGGGCTTATCAACAAGAACACCTCAAACCGCGCGTTCAAGTGGTTTATCGGCGACAAGGAAACTCGCGAGTTCATCATCAAGGTATCGGCCGACATGCGCGAGGACTTGCCGCCTAGTAAGGATGTGGTGGAGGGGGGAGGGGAGCCGGAGGAGCCGTGGGAGTCTCCGTTTCAAGCGGAAATAGATAAGTTTTGATTATGACCATAGCCGAAATGAAAAACAAGGTGATACAGGGCGACTGCCTACAGGTGATGAAGCAGATGCCCGATAAGTGCGTGGATTTGGTGCTCACAGACCCGCCGTATGGGATAGATTTGAATTATGATAATTTCAATGACAGTGAGCAAAATGTTAGAAATCTAGTTTCAAAGTTTATACCAGAAGCATTAAGAATTGCTAAAACTGTTGTTATTACTCCTGGTGTTCGTGGTATTGACTGGTATCCAAAACCAACTTGGATTTTGGCGTGGATAAATAGAGCAGGTGCAGGCAGGAGTCCTTGGGGATTTGCGTGTTGGCAACCAATTTTAGTTTATGGGAAAGACCCATTTTTAGCACAAAGATTAGGAGGTCGCTCTGATTTGATAGAGGATAATTCATCAAGTGGAAACTTTGGTCATCCGTGTTCAAAGCCGATTTCTTTAATGCAAAAGATAATTGATAGAACAAACCATAATGGGAATGGAATAATTTTAGACCCCTTCCTCGGCTCCGGTACAACCGCAGTCGCCTGTAAAATGCTTAAACGTGATTTTATTGGAATAGAAATATCTCCTGATTATTGCAAAATCGCGGAGGAAAGATTATCAGCGACACCATATCCGATGTTTTAGATATGCTTCCAAAAAGATACAAGTATCTCCGAAACAAGAAAACCGCGAGGCGGTATGTTTTTGCCCATTATTCTTACTACCAAAACGGGGTGCTGTGCCTGACGGAAAGAGGCAAAGAGATTTTAGTAGAGCTTGATATACTAGATACATGTCTTTTTCCAACAAAAAATATCTTAAACTATGGAAGGAGGAGATAACGGAACGGTTTAACCTGCTGTATGGGAGGTGTATTAAGGGAAGGAACAGGCACCACATAAGACCTATACCGGAAGTAGTTACCGAAACAAAACCGAAACAACATTTGTATTGTCAAAAAGAAGATTGCGAAAGAAGGGCAGAATTACAAAGTGATTTTTGTTGTGTTCATAAACAAAACACCGCTTGAGCGGTGTTTTTGTTGCGTTAGCTACGTTTGTTCGCTTCCGTTTTGCGCTTGACTTCGGCAAGCTGTTCGGGAGTGAATGACAGGTCGTCTACGGGGAGGGGCGAGGCTTCGGGGGAGTCGCTCTCATCGTTTCGAGGACGGCCTGCTTTGCTTTTGGAATGTTCCTGCCTACACTCTTGCCGCGCCACAAGGAGTCCTGCAAAGAATGACGACTCCTCGCCTTTGGTTTTGTATCCTTGTTCCATAAGGGAACGGAGCAATTGTTCTTCCGCTTGTGAGAGGGAGATAAAGTAGCGATATTTTTTGATTTTGGGGCGGGTCATTTCTAGTTTATGAGATTAGCTTGTAATGCTTGATAATCGCCGTGTGCGATGAAGAGGATACCTACAAGGAGAAGAAGGGCTAGGAATGCGTATTTGAGCGTTTGCAGGGCTTTGGCGCGGGTGTATGCGGTATGCGGGTCTTGCATAGAAAGGCGGATTTCGTGTGGTGTCATAAAGAGTTTTGCTTTAGTTGTAAAATGTACTCCGTGATTGCGTTTTCGTCTTTGGCTTCTGCTATGCCGTCTACCTCTTCGATGCCGAGAAGCATAGACAGGGCAAAGTCGTATTTTTCTACTAGGGTCATAAGATTTAATTTTTAGCTACTAATTCAACCCCACTCACTGCTGTCGCGCTCCCGCGTGTGGTGGCGTGGTGAGCCGGTGCAGAGATGATGATAGGTTGCGGTGGTTTTGAGGCCTCCAGTGCGTACCCCACTTAGGTGAGGTGCGCTAGGAAGATTCAATATCGTCATCGAAGACAAGTATAGTGCCGTGGTTCATTCTTTCTTGACTGTCCTTGATTAAGTTTACGAGCTGGTCGACACGCTCTTGATTCTCCTTTAGCTTATCGGAATATATCTTGATGTTTTTTTTATCGGGTTTCATAACAAAGTGCTAGCTAATAATTTCCAGCGTGGGCTGGGAATGTAGCAAGTTGCGGTATGCCGCATACGGATGTAACACATATTACGTTTTGGTTACTCGCTACATTCTCAACCCACATTTCCGGCCTCTTGTTTGGTAAACGATTTTTACTTGTCGTAGTCTAGCAAAACTTCGTTACAATCTTCGCACTCCAGCGCAACCGCTACGATATTCTTCTTTGTTTTTCCGTAAGTTACACACGCAATCATGTGTCCCGCGTGTTGTTTGAGTTTTTCAAACATGATTTTGTTTTTCATAGTTTTGTCTTCACCTGCCCGCGAAAACCTATCCAGAAAGTCGCGGGCATGTGAAGAGATGGGTTAGTTGATAATTTTTTCTTCTGCGATTACTCTAACTTCGTGCAAACCGTTTGGATAAATTGAAACGCGCTCATATCTATTTTCTGCGTACAATTTTTGTCGCATTTTTTGCACATTTTCTCTTTCTTCTTGCGTTTCGCAAGGCATTGTGTAGACGATTTCTTTTTTCATAAGCCTATAAGTTAAAAGGCCGGAAATGTGGGTTCCTGTACTCAATACGTGGTCGGAGTTTGTTTGTAATTATTTGATTGGTCTTTTTGCAATGATTTCTTTTGCTTCTTTTTCGCTTGCGCAACGCGCAATTTCAACCTTGCCATTTACCCAGATGATATATTTCCCGTGATCGTGATAGATAAGATAATGATTGCGTCCTTTTATTATTGTCATATTGTTTGTGAGTTTATCTTGTTGTTTGTAATTTTCTACGCTACCGGCAATCCGTTGCCGTTATACCGGTAGCGTACAGCAACCGATTGATGTTTTTTCTTAGTTGATTTTTGCAAATGGCTTGTCCCATTTTCCGATATTGATGTTTAGATAGAAATTGCAATGGAAGTAATCTATCTGTGCATCACTGTCGTCGTAGTTGAAACTGTTTGCTAGGTCTGCGGCGGCCCTTACTACTTCATAAGCTTCTTTCGTCAGGTATGCGCCGTTATTGTAGCCGTCAGCATATTCTTTGAATTGGTACTTATTGAGCTGTGCATATCCATAATCTCTGTCAGTGTAGATATTTCCATTTTTGTCTTGTTTGTGTTCCGTGTTGAACACTTCAAATGGCGCGGACATGAGCGCAAGATGCAACGATTGCCCGCCGGAGTATTTCTGAATGGTAGTTGAGAACGTACAAGCTGGGTATTTTTCTTTCAATTCCTTGCGTATGATTTTCGCGATATCGGCAATTCCTAGGTTGTTTGAGTAGCGTTTTCCTTGCGTTGCATATCCCGTGTAATTAAAACGGGGCTTTGTTTCGTTTTCCATAACTTTTGAAATTATCTCCGGCCACTTATCGAATACAGGTTGAGTTTTCAAAGAACGGGGCTACTTGCGCCCTAACAATTTGTAAGCAATGGCGAGGATGGGTTAAACACTTGCGATTAAGAAAGCTTTGAAATCTCCAACGCTTGCACGGCCTCCGTAGTAGTATTTTTCTCCGTGATGAAAGTATAAGCCGTATCGTGGCCCGAAGTTTCCCGATAAGTCCTTTGCATGGTCGTCTGGCTCTCCAACAAGGAAAGCGTTTGAGGCCATAGCTTCGGGTGGTAACACTTCCAGCATTTCGTAGTATTTTTCTTCTGGCACTTCATCTGTTTTTTGCATGAAGTCTGTTTGAAGTTTTTTTGATGTATCCCATTTCATATATTTTTGATTCGCTTTTGCTTACAAATTGTCAAAGAACAGAGCGCGAACGCTCACAATAGAACGGCAAGGCGTGGATAGGTTAGAGATAAAGAGATGACCAATACTTTAGAGATTCCATATCCGCATTTTTGAAGTTGTTTATTGCGCGGTTACTCCAGTTTATTTTTGCGGCAATAAGTTTCTGGACGGTATCCGCTATCCAGCTTTTTTCTTCGGGCGCATAGTTTTTGTAACAGGCATAGCTTCGAATTTTTGAACTTTTGTCGCCGATATGGCTGATGACAATTTCAGAAAAGTTTATCGCGCTTCCTTTTTCTTTTTCAAGAGCATCGCAGAACTTTGTACAATCGCTGTCTTCTTCTAGATAAGCATTTTCGCCGCGCATATAGCTGTACGACGATATATTATCCGCGATGCCTAGCTGTAGCAGTTTGGATTTCGGTACTTTAAGCCAGCCGTGTCCGGGGTCGTCATATTTATGATACTTCATAAGTTGAAACGCCTTGCTATTCTATTGTCAATGTTCGGTGTTTGTGTTCTGATGAGGGTTTATGCGGTTGTACTGTATCTGATAAGAGCATATAGGAGTTGCTTTATATTGTCAAGCAGTTGCGCTGTGGATAAGACATTACAGCACACTTTGGGGGGTGGTGTCAAAGGTGAATGGCTAGGAATAAGGGTTTTTGGGGGGTGCGGCTGGAATCTAGCCGCACTTGTTGCCGACATACCCTATCATTATGCAATTATTTTCAATGAATTATTATTTTTTTTTTATATTAATATAATATACATAGAGGTCGTAACAGGTGTGGTAGATTTGGTGTGGTGTAATTTTTTCGTCTGTAGGTTCGGGCGGGGTTGCAAGGGGTGCGGCTGTTTTGCTACACTGTAGGAATGAAAGCTAACGACATGCTCCGAGAGGCCGTAAAACTCAATTGGACACGTTTTACTGACCAAGCCATAGCAAATAAGCATGACGGCGTTTCCGCATCGCAGGTGCGCGGCATACGGCGTGCGCTAGGGCTTGTGCGAACACCGGCTATGCTCCATGCCATGTACGCCGCACATCGTGCCGGCAAGGTCTATATCGCCCGTGAGCCGACACGACTTATTCGTAAAGGTACGCTGTAGGCCTCTAAACGCCCCGCCACGGCACGTAAAGCACAAAGCTGATGCTATGTAGTACCCCACGTTGCGCGGCACGTTTGGCGCAGGTTGCGATACTTCGCACCTCATTCGCATTATAGGGCTATGTAGAGCCGTATGTTTAATACTTCGTATAATGGATAAACTACGAGGTACGCTGTTGATTATACGGCTATGTAGAGCCATATCGTTGCTTGGAATGTTGCGATGGGGGGGGTACACCCAAGTCGCCAATAGGAAAATAAATATACTTAGCCCCTCCCCAATTTTTTTCACTTTTACGACTTTTTGACACTCCCCCTCCCTATGTTATAATTTTTCTATGGAAACCTCTCTTGAAGTAAAATCCGAATCTCTTCCTGATATTTTCCAAAGCCCCGCCATTTACAAAACTCCTGAAAAAATACGGGAACAATTTGAAAAATATCTTATTCGTTGCGTGGAAGGCTACAAAGATACAAAAGGAAAATACCACCACCCGAAAGTCCCTAACCACGCGGGTCTTTGTTTCCATCTTAAAATAATTCCTTCAGAATGGGAAAAACTAAAACAACATCCGATTTTAGGTATCGCGATTATCTGGCTTGATGCTGTATTGGAAGATGAGTGGACGCAATTTTTGCCGACAAAAAACAGCGCGGGCGCGATAAAATACTTGCAGGCACATTATCCTAATCCGTATGGAATAACAATAACGCAAACGAATGAAACGCCTATCCCGATTCTGAATATCTCTATGCACTTTACGGCAAAGAGTGAAGTGAAAAAGGTAAAGATAATAGACGTATAAAAAATGTATTTCGCCACCACAGCCACTCACAAAGTCGCCGCGATGAAAGCGCGTATTCGTGTTGTTTCCGGAGGGACTAGTGCTTCCAAAACAATTTCAATTCTGCTTTTACTTATTCAATACGCACAACAAGCGGGACATAAAGACGCGAAAAAGAACGGGTGGCCAGAGTCCCCCGTCATCATATCCATTGTCGCGGAATCACTCCCCCACTTGAAAAAGGCGGCCATGCGCGATTTTTTGGAAATCCTTAACGCGCAAAAAGTGTATCAAGAAAACCGATGGAGCAAAACTGATTTTCTGTACACATTTGAAACAGGTTCCCGTATTGAATTCTTTGGGGTGGAGGATTCGTCAAAGGTGCGCGGGCCACGCCGTGACGTTCTCTTCATTAACGAAGCAAACAATATCTCCTATGAAACATTTGACCAACTCCTTGTCCGTACTAATCATGTCTGTTACATAGACTTCAATCCTGTAGGAGAGTTCTGGTTTCATACGGAAGTGAAAAACACTCGTACCGACTGGGAGGAAATTGTACTCACCTATAAAGATAATGAGGCTCTTTCTCCGGGTATTATTGCCGATATTGAACAACATAAAAATCGGCCGGGATGGTGGAAAGTATACGGACTTGGACAATTAGGAGACGTGGAAGGAAAGGTGTATAGTGGGTGGGGGATAATTAACGAAATACCCCACGAGGCGCGGCTTGAACGTTATGGACTGGACTTTGGCTTCTCGAATGACCCCGCCGCGCTTATCTCTATTTATTACTACAATGGCGGGTACATTCTTGATGAGGAGTTCTGTCAGGTGGGTATGAAGAATCGTGAGATTGCCGATTATTTGAAAAACAAACCCCGCGCTCTGGTGGTAGCCGATAGTGCAGAGCCGAAAAGTATCGCGGAGATCAAAGAGTACGGTATCAATATCGTACCGTGTGTTAAAAAAGGCGCGAAAGGTATAGACTATAAACGATATAGTATTCAGACGGTGCAGGATTTGAAAATAAGTGTGACTCGTTCGTCCGCGACCCTGCTTAAGGAATATCGAAACTATTTGTGGGCGGTGGATAGAGATGGTAAACTGTTACAAAATGAGACCGAAGGCGCTGACCATTGTCTCGATGCCGCCCGCTATGGACTTACCTCTCTTGCTTCTGTTATCCGTAGGCGCGAACTCTTGCAAAATATGTCCTCACAGTTTCCTCCTCGAAAACGTCATAACATAGCTGTGTAGTATGGAAAACGAAGATGAACAAAAAAACAAAACCCCGATACTGAAGCCGGTTACTTTTATAGTTCCAGTCTGTTGCCGTGAAGGACACGATAATTGTCCGCACAAAGTGCAAAAGCCAATTAAGAAAAAAAGAAATGTCGGACTCTAACATAACTTCAAAGACTTTCGGCAAAAAGTTCGCGCCGCGACTTACGGACTCACTCCCCGATTTTTTGAAAGACCCCGCTAACTTCCTGAAAGTACAGCAAGCAATTTACAAAACGATTGCTACCAAACATTCTCACGGAGATGTTTTTGAGTACGCGAAGTGTTCCGCGTGTTCGCGTAAGATGTTGGAACGGCGACACCTCTTGAAGTCTTTAGGTTTCAAAAACCCAGCGCAGTATATGCAGTGGCAAAAAACACACGCAGAAATTCGTAAGCGTTTTCCACTTATGGACTGGAAGACAAGAACTCCCATTAACTTGAAAAAATGACAAACGCACAACAAGAAGTGATAGATAGTGTGAACGGACTCGTCAAAGTAAGGGTCGCACCATCGCCTATTCACGGAGTTGGTGTCTTTGCTATGCGGAACATAGCGAAAGGAACAAAAATGTATATGACGATGTTCCCACAGGCGTTCAAGATTCCGTTCGGGTCTTTTGGGAAATTGTATCCTGAAGTGAAACATCTTATCATGGAGAGGTGGCCGAGGGTGGTGAATAACGAAGGGTTTATGTACCCCGATACGCTCCTTCAGGCGTATGTGAATTTTAGTTTTACTCCCAATTATGATATGATTGATGATATTGCTTTAGAAGACATCTCTAAAGGTGAGGAGATAACCGAGGATTACCGAAAAAATAACGGGTGGGAAAAAATATATCCATGGATAGAGAACTTGAAAGAAGAAGAAAAATAAGTGAAAGTAAGAAAGGACATGTTGTGTCTATCGAAACACGGCGCAAAATAAGTGCCTCACTTAAAGGTGAAAAACATTATTGGTTTGGCAAAAAACATTCTGAAGAAACAAAGCAAAAAATGAGGTTGGCTTGGGGAAATAGACCAAGGACATGGGTTGGTATGCCTCTTTCAAAAGAAGCCCGTGAGAAAATCAGTAATGCGCGTAAAGGAGTACTTTTTACGGAAGAACATAAAAGAAACATAGGTATAGCATCTCTAGGAAGGGTTCCTTCGTTGGAGACCAGACAGAAGATTAGTATTGCAGGAAAGGGGCGTTCTTTTACGATAGAACACCGTAGAAAGATTGGGTTTGCACAAAGAGGAGAAAAGAGTCATAATTGGGAAGGGGGTATCACTTCATTGAATAAGATGATACGACACTCCATAGAGTACAAATTCTGGCGCACCCATATTTTCCAACGAGACAACTATACATGTCAAGATTGTAAGATTCGCGGTGGTGTAGAACTTCATTCCGACCATATTATTCCTTTTAGTTTTATTCTTGCTTCTTACAAGATTAAGACATTGGAAGACGCCTTAAAGTGTGAGTTTTTGTGGGACATCAGAAACGGCAGAACGCTTTGTATTCTTTGCCACAAAAAGACAAATACTTTTGGTTATAAAGCAAAAAATTATGTCTGAAATCTTCTCCCATATTTGCCCATGCGGAATCGCCTACAAAGATACCGACCCCGATGTATATTTTTGCGAAACGTGTAAGGCGCAAAGAAAGATAATTGCGAAACAGATTGACGCGAAACTGGCGGGAAAGGTTGCGAGAAATGTAAAGAGCGACCTGCAACTCTATGATGAAGCCCGTACCAAAAGTGGAATGAATTTCCCCCGGATTCGGGATTTAGGAATAACTTTGTAAGACTATGCCAAGACCAAAAGGAAGTAAGAATAAGGTGAATAAGGTGGTAGTTTTAGACGCAACGAATGTTGAGAGTGTTCTTGCACAGGCAAAGAGTTTAGCGCGTCCTTACACCGCTTCTATCAAACTTTGGGGTAAAGTAACGACTGCTACCGGCACGACTGCATTGGAAGCGATTTCCAACCTCAAGCCCGAAGCAAAGAAAGGGGTGGGTATTCTTACGGTCTCCAAGGGAGAAACGAGTAAGACAAAGGTGTTAAACGCAGGTCAAACATTCCGTTTGTTTTCTGGCTCACGAATTATGCGAGAGATTGCGCTTAAAAATGTTGGTATGATTTTTAAGGATATGTAATATGCCCCCCTCAATTTTTGAATTTATTAAAAGTGAGTCTGCGCGTTTTGATACGGAAGAAATTCGTGTAAGTTCAAATTGGAATTGGAATTTCAGAAGGCATGTGGAGATGATTTTCCACATGAAAAACAGTATGTTCTTCACGGGAGATAACGACCTTCTCCGTGCGTTCAAGAACATCATGGAGCCGATTTTGAACCTTGCCGACTGGATGGAGGACTTGGAAGTAAAAGATGTTGTTTTTTATATTGAATCGAAGATGGGCCGTGTCCTTTCTTTTCTTATTAAAAAGTATCACGACGAGGTGTACACCAAGGAACATGATTTGGAAAAGATGTTTGACGATGTTACCGAGAGTGATAATGCTTATGGGGGGACACTCGTACAAAGAGGACTGAAACATCCTGAAGTAATACCGCTCAATACAATAGCATTTTGCGACCAGACAGATATTCTTGGGGGGCCGATAGGTTTTAAATTTCACTTCTCTCCCAGTAAACTTCGCAAGATGTCTAAATTGGGGTGGGGTAGTACAGTGAATGGAGCAACCGCTACAATAGAGGATTTGATTTTGCTTGCCGATACGGAACGGGAAAACACGGGACAGAATGGCAAGAAAAGTCATACGACAGGCAAGGTCATTGAAGTGTATCTCATTCGGGGCGACCTTCCGCAACACTATCTCAAAGACGACAACAATATGGAGGACTACTACTGTCAGTTGCATGTAGTGGCTTTTTATACCAACAAGGATGGTGTAAAAGAGGGAGTGTGCTTGTATCGTAAAGCGGATTATGAGGAAGAGGCATTGCTTTTTCATACCTCCAAAGAAGTGTACGGACGCGCGCTAGGACGTGGTGTCGGCGAGCAGATGATTCATCCACAAATTTGGACGAACTTCTTGGCGATTCACAAGATGAACTTCTTGGGGGCGGCTTCTAAAGTCCCGTTGTATACGGATGACCCTAACTATCAAAATAAGAACAAGATTCAGGACATGGAGAATCTTGAAATCACGGTAATAGAAGAAGGAAAAGTTATCAAACAAGTCCCCACCGCCGCTCCCGTTAATGTTCAGCTTATCTCAAACGCTATTGCGGAATGGTATGATTTCGCACAGCTTTCCGGTAATGCTTTTGACCCTCTTTTGGGTAAAGGACAACCTGCAGGGACTACGTTTAGAGGACAGGAGCGAGTTGTATCACAAGGTAGTGGTTCTCACGAAAAGAAACGGGGGCAGAGAGCAAAGTTTTTAGAGCATATTTATCGGGTATTTATTATTCCTGATATGGTTAAGGAGATTTTGAGCGGTAAGGAGTTTCTGGCGACACTCACTGGAGATGAAATGGGGTGGGTATCGGAGCAGATGGCCGATAACTTTACCTTTAGAAAACAGAAAGACGCTATTTTAGACGGACAAGAACCACCTGATAAGGAGACATTACGACAGGTATTCTTTGAAGGTTTTGGGAAAAAGAATAATCGCCATCTTCTTAAAATCCTAAAGGACGAGTTCAAGGACATTGAGGTCAAAATCGGCATCAATATCGCAAACAAACAAAAGGATTTGGCGGGAATGTCCGATAAGTTGCTTTCTGTCTTACAGTACATTTTCAGTAATCCACAAGGCTTCTTGCAAGCGATGAAGATTCCCGCGCTTGCTAAAGCCTTCAATGACATTATTGAGTACAGTGGCTTGAATCAAGCAGATTTTGCTACCCTCATCAACTCCCCTATTCCTGCAATGTCCGAAGAAACATCCCGTTCGGTTGAATCTCCGTTACAAATTGGTTCCCCTGTAGCATGACCCAAATTCAAAAGGACAAAATCGTGCGTTTCTTGGAAGATACATTGTTGTCCGATACGATTTATGATATTCTTACCGCAAATGTTCTAAAGCAAAATACGAGAAATCAAGATGTGCATTTTCTCGCGGCACAACGACTTGCAATAGATGTCATATCGGAATCGTGGAAAGAATTGGAGGGGTATAAAAGTCAAGCAGAAAAAAAGGAGACAACGCCACGCAATATCGGGCTATAAGAAAGGTCGGAATTAGTAAACATAAATAAATATATGAAGAAACTATTAAACATTTTACTTATAGGTATTTTTGCCTTTATAGTTCTTGGGTTTTCTTTGTATTTCGGAATAGCTCAAAATACGTTTGCGGGAGCGAATCTTGCGGGAGAAGCGTTTGATGTTATCGGTTCACGTTCAGGGACGACTACTAGTCCTGCTTCGTTTAATAATCTGACAATTGCATCCACTACCTATCCAACGCTTATCGGGGCTAATACCGATTCCGCAACCTATACTTTTCAGGCAACTACCGCTTCAGCAACACCAATCGTATACCTATCTTTCCTTGGGTCTAATGATATAAGTTGTGATACGGCTACTACTACAACGATATTCAACGTAGTGACAACAAGTCAAGTACAGTGGTTTGACGCGGGACGGCATCTGGTAAATCTTGCCGGAAGTCTTACACAGACTACAGGAACAACAACTTTCGCATGGATTCCTATTGCTGGACAAGGAATTGATATCACTCTGAATAATCTCAATTCTCGTTGTCTTGCAGTTGAAACACACGCAAGTGGAACAGCAATGTGGGCGCAGTTGAATCTGAAAGGGAAGATATAAGCACTTTGATAATTTAGAAAGCATCATAAACCTGGGGAGGGTAGGTTAGTTCCTCATACAGTTTGGTGATGCTTTCTGTATGAGGTACGAACCGACTCTCTCAAGGGGACGGTTTTTTATTTTATTCATTAAACTACAAAGATGTCATTAACACTCAAGTCTGCGAAAATGCAGAATCTCAAAGACAAAATAAATGAGATTGCGGAGAAAGAAATTAAGGAAGAAGTTGAGGAAGCCATAAGTGAAAGGTCGGAATCCGAGGAATCGGGAGAGGTTAGAAAATTAAAGGTCAAAAAGAATTAACAACAATAATATGAACAAAAATATAAACATAATTGCGATTGTCGGCATTGCTGTTGCGGTGGTGTTTGGGGTGTCATACTTGAAACCTACGGAAATTACAAATGTGGTGAATGTGCCTGAACAGAAGGAAGCATCAGGGCAAACACTTTCGGGGTATGTGGGGCCTGAAAGGTTGGAGAGGTTTGAATCTATCAACGGAGTTGGATTTTACTACGACTCTGTGAAGTTCAACCAAGCGTCTACAACGGTCTGTGATATTACTACTCCTCCTTCTACTACGACTCTAAAGTTTGCTTCGGGGGGATTACTCAAAGCGACATCGACTGCGGTTCAATTTGAATGGGGTAAAAGCACTTATCCTGCGGCGACTACCACTTCGTTCGGGACTTTTCAACTTACCGCTAATCAAAAAGCAACAATGATTGCTTCAACGTCGCCTCTTGGCGCGTCTATTGACCCGATGTATGTTCTCGCGCCTTCAACTCACCTCACACTGAAATATGGAGGTCAGAATGGCTCGGCAAACGTATTCATCGGGTATTGCAAGACGATTCTGCTTGCGAATTAGTTTGGAGCGTTTTGGTTCTCACACCTTATCAAAAGTGATTTAATTCTCAATTTTTTTAATTGAATGGTCATCATCCCAAAAAGATGAACAAAACCATTTTCTCAATATATGGCAACAGAAATTGACAAGGTGGACGACCCGTTGGTTGAAGAAGATTTAACCAAACT